GTTAAATCCGGTTGGAATCCACTGATGCTGCATAGCTTGGGGGGCAGCCAGCCTTTCGAGCGCCATTACTGCACCTGGGGTCGCGCGAAGTACGGTGGTGGTTGGGTGATGTTGAGGGATTGGAGAAAAGTACTTCGTAACGCTGGTGTGACATTCCATAAGTTCGGTGATCAGCCGTCTGATTATCGGCCCTGGTTGGCTGCGGTTGGTAGCTGCGAGTTGGTCCTCGGTCGCGGGGCACCAATTTTGCAGGCGTTTGCCCGTTGCCTCATTCGCAATGCTGGGCATTCTCCGCGAATTAAGAAGGGATTCGTGGAGATTGCACAGCAGGAAATATTTAGGATTTCTGGCGAAATGGGGATGCCTTTATCCGAGGCCTTACTTGGCTACAACCCGGTCAAGTTTGAGAAACGTTGGGTGAGAGAGGTGACCCTCGAATCTCGCTTAGCGTTTCAACGCACGTGGGGGGTTTCCGTGGACGAGCAGATAGAAATAGAGAGGCAGATAGACAACTATAGCATTGATTTAGATCAAGGGTGGCGTGATCTATCTGAGGAATTTATTCCTTCTCTGACTTCGACTGCTTGCTACGATGTTCGAGGTGAGGTTGGATCTGTTGAGCTGTTCCCGGCTATAGAATCTGAGTTCTATGCTGCGGGATTGAGTAGGGCGTCTTAGTCAAACCCAGCTGAACAATTTTCCACGACCCATCAGATATAGTACTGCTCGCAATGCCGTAATCCTGAATCTGATCCCCATAGTCTAGAAGGGTGCGTCCCCTAGCTTGTGGTTGAAAGGCGGACCTCTGGCGGCTTAGTAGGTTGGAAACTTCCGAACTGGCGTCATGGGCGAGTCTCCTAAGTATCTGTGACGGACTAGGCGCCTAGAGCAGGAAAATGGTGGTGAACATGTGGAAATAGTTTGGCTGGCTGTGGCTGTGACCAACTATTCATGAAAGCAGTTTAGTTTCTCGGCTCTTCTGTGGTCGTGAGCGGTTTTTTCTGTCCTTCATCGCCCCGGGCGGAGTGGTGAGAGGTTTTGTTGGAGACCGTCGATGCCGATCCCTAGGATGGTTTGGGTTTGTCGCCCTTATCGGCCAAGGGGGTAACTGCGTTATCGCGGGTCGGCTAGGTATCATTTCTTCTGGCTTGGCGTTATGATAGTTAATTCAGTCTGGGCTCGCTGTTGGTTGGCGGCACTGGTGGTTGGATGCATCAAGATCGAAGGGTCCTACGGGGGCGATTTGAACCTACGGGAACGGTCGTCTGAGATTATATCAATGCCCAACTGGCCTGTAATGGGTACAGTTCTCGTTTGTTGCAGCAGCTCTGAAATCAACTTCACGTATCCGGTTAATTGTAACCGGGGGGGTTGGTTGAAGGCCGGGAAAGCTAATCATCTGATCGCACTGGTTGGAAACCGTTAAATCTCAGTGAACTGGGATGGTGCGATCTTGGCGACTCCCCAGCTTCGAGGGAGGTAGATTTTAAAGGGAAAACGTGTCTAAAGCGCACGCCCCGCCGTATAGTGGAGTTGGTTGGAATCCACCTTGGAATGCGGTAGCTACTCTTCAGGAGGAAAAGCTGAATGACAACGCCTTGTAGTTCGTGGATAGTCTGGCCCGGACGAATAGAACGGGCATTGGAAATTGGGTAAGGTGAGTAAAGGGAGAAAGACCCATGCTCATGGACGGTAGTTGGATGCTAACTTAGGCACCGCCAATTCTCACCGTCTCAGTTCGTGGCCGTTTGTAGTCGTGGACTTCCGTTTGTTCGGGAGGGGGTCGGCTACGGCGTCGTTAGTGGGAGGTCCTAACCTGCACCGGAAGCAAGCACAGAGAACTTGACTTTTAGTCTATGATCGCTGTGAGACTGTGTCGTTCTTGCCATGGGAGGGAGATAAGACCTTCTGGCTGCCAGGTTTTCATGC